TACACCAAGATTGCTTCAAGCGTGTGGACCACGATGTTCCGTATCGGTCTCGACTCTGCTAAGGGGGCGGCGAGTGCATTTCCCAACCAGTTCTACGTCTCAACTGACGTTGGCGGTGGGACTCTGTACTGGTCCAACGGTTCGGCTTGGACACAGATTGCGGCAGGAGTTACCTCAGGCTCAGGTTCTGCGCCCACGGGAGCAGCTGGAGGCTCTCTCGCCGGCTCGTATCCGAACCCCTCCCTCGCAGCTAACTCTGTGGGGGCCACAGAACTCGCGAACAATGCTGTAGACGCAGCTGCCATCCAAGATGGGGTCATCACCTTCGCGAAGCTCAATGCCTCCGCTATCGGTACAAGTGGCACTCAGCTTGCAGTCGGTAACCACACTCACTCGGTTCCTGTCTACAAGGGCTATACATTCACTGTGCCCACGGTGATCGCCGAGACCCGACGTGGTTTCTTCATGCCCATCCGCTCGAATGAGTCCAAGAAGATCGTGGCTGTTCGAGCTTCTGTAGCTGTAGGGTCGGTGACCGCCCAGCTGAATATCAATGGCTCTGGCACAGGATTGCCCTCTCATTCTGTGACCACCACGTCAGGTTCCTCGGATACCGACGTGAACCCCGACAAGACTCTATCTCACGGTGACTTGATCACTTTGGTTCTCACATCGCCGGCATCGTCGCCGACTAACCTGGTGTATACGGTCATCTGTGAAGAGACTGCTACCACGCCATGAGCGTAAGCGTCAACGGAGTCTATGCCACAACTGAGGCTCAAGTCTCACCGATTCAGACGACGGCCACAGCAGTACCTGGCACTAGTCAACTTGTATTGGGGTTCGTTGTTGGCCAAAGGACACCGAGTGTTACGCTGGGTACTATTGGCGGTGAGTTCGCTTGGACGGCGATTGCTACTAACGACCCAAACGTCGGTTTCCGTAGTAAAACTGCATGGGCTATCGGTGATGCGTCTGATGACCTAATGAGCACTACCTTCTCGGGGGGCTCCAACCAAGCAGCCGCTCAGATCCTGCTCGTACTAGATGGGGCTGATCTGTCTACTCCAATCCAGGATAGCGGAACTAGTTCAGGTAGCTCAGGTAATCCCAGCTTTACTTCTCTTACCGGAGCTGTAGGTGATCTACACGTGGTGTTCGGTGCTGCTCGAGACTTCGGATATTCATTCACTCCTACATCTGGCTATACGATGAACTTCCAGGACGACGGCGGAGTTGCTGCTCTGGGGCCCGGGTTCTTCGTTCAGACGAAGGTTCTCACAGGTACCAGCACTGGTAGCGGTAGTGTAACTGCTTCTCCGTCTAACCCGTCCTGGCTCACGCACGGCATTGTGGTGAAGGCCTCCTCAGGTGGAGGTGGCGGTGGTGGAAGTAACGAACACGGGATGATCATATGAGCCCTTTCCTTATTGACCCACCTAGCGGATTTGGTGGCGCAGCAGGCGGTACTGCTCTAACCCTCTCTCAGTTGAAGCAGGGGCTCAAGCGGTATGGCTTCGACGATTCCGACCCCCTCGACCTGTGGATCAATGCTGCACTTCGTGAGTTCGAGAATGCGAGCACTTGGCCATTCCTTGAGACTAAGGCTCCACTCATGACTCTGGCTGCGGGTGACAATTCGGTTCCTGTGCCTAGCGACTTCGCTAAGGTCATCACCCTTCGAGATACGAATCCGACTTCGCCCAACGCACAGACTTACTTCGAGTACTGGGATCGCCGTCGCTTCGACCGAGATATTCCGAATCCCGCTCTGACAGGTAAGCCTTACGTCTACACTCTCATCAACCTCAATGAGATCCAAGTGTGGCCTGTGCCCGACACAGAGCTCACATTGGAACTTGTGTACTACCGAACGGTGCTGGATCTTGTGCAGTCGGATGATGTGCCTGCCATCCCCGAACGCTGGCACTACACAATCATCCGTGGAGCTGCCTATCTTGCACTTCAGGCTGAGAATGAGGAAGAACGAGCTCAGACGGCGATGGCCCAGTTCAACCAGGATATCGACCGAGCTGTGACGTACTACGCGAACCGAGAACTCGGGGAGCCTGACCAGGTGGAGGACGTGATGAACTACATGGGCGGAGGTGCGATGTGGCCATAACCAGTAACTTCGCCAAGCCTCCTTCCTACAAGGCGACGCTCTCGAAGGCTGCCAAGAAAAAGAAGAAGCCTTCGCCCGATCTGATCCAGCCTCTGCCGTATGATCAGATGAAGCCTCCAAGCCAGCCTGTGGGAACACCGGCTCCGCCTAAGCCTCCAACTGCGCCGGCAGCGAACAACAACTATCCGCCTCCCCCTGTGAAGGCACCACAACTTCCGTCTTCAATTGCGGAGAACCTGTCAGCTGAAACGGACTACAGCACTACGGAGTCAGACGTCAACAAGAAGATGTACGATGCAGCTCTTAGGTACGGAGATCCGAACGCGATCCGATACTACGCCTCACAGGGTTACGGTCCGTACATCGAGAATCCGAACGGTGCACTAGCTTCGATCCAGCGCCAGCTCGATGCGAGCAAGAAGTCGGTGGGGCTTCAGCGCAATGAGGCCAATACGTTCTTCTCTGGCATGCACGTTGACGATCTGCAGCAGCTCAACACCAATGCAGACCTTCAGCGACTTGCCGCTAAGCAGGAGTACGACCAGGCGATCTACGAGCTGGGCCAGACACTGCTCAGGGCACGTCAGAGCAAGGACGCACGCATCGCTGCAACGGGTGCTGCCGATATCGAGGCCGCACTCAACAACCCTCCCGAAGCTCGAGACGATAGTCCTGCTCCGAACGTTGCTCAGCCGTCGGCAGATCCCAACGTGAAGATCTCTGCTTACTCGGATGAGTATCCGCACTTGAACCCGAAGACCAAGAAGTACTACAAGATTGTGAAGAAGGGCAACAAGACTTACCATGTGTATGCCGACGGCCATCAAGTCCTGGTGAAATAGATATGGCACTAAGTAGAAAGAAGAAGAAGTCCCGTACTAGGACTTCATCGCCGGGTTTCTCTGTCACAAGCTCTCCGTATCAGAGTCAGGCTGACTTTGATGCGGCGGTCAATAGGTCCGCGCGTAATGAATACGCACCCCAGTTGAGCGAGATCAGGAGAAACCGTGGGACGGCACAATCAGCGAGCGACACGAGGCAGCGGGATATCACGTCCTGGTATGGCGCTTACGCCAACGATATTGCGGCTGCCTACCAGCGCACGCAGGATGCTCTCAACAATCTCATCGCCACTACCAATGGGGCTGACCAGGGTTCACAGGCCACGATGCGAGCTGCGCTGAACTATAACCCCGATCAGCAGCTCGGACAGATCATCGGCGGACCTGTGCAGCGCACAGCCGCTCAGGACCAGAGCGTAGCAGCAGGTGCTGGGTCAGGTCAATCAAGCAATACCGCTCTCGCTCGTCAGATTGCCGCTGTGCTCGGTCAGATTGGCGGTCAGGGTGTTGTCGCCAGTGCCGGCATGCTCAAGTCTCGCACCGATGAGGCTGGTCGCCTCAAGGCCCAGCTTGGTGACTTCGATACCCAGCGTCGAGATATTCTGTCTCAGGTTCCCGCTATTCGCGAGAAGTACCGCCAGCAGCTGTATCAGCAGGAGCTCGAACGTCAGAACCAGGCCTTCACTCAGAACCTGTCCGAGCGTGAGTTCGGTCTGTCACAGGATCAGTTCAATGAGACCAAGCGAAGCAACCGTGAGCAGGAGAAGCTCAACTGGGCTCAGCTTGATGCTCAGATCGCCGCTGACCAGGCTGCTGCTGATCAGGCAGCCGATGACAAGGAAGCTCAGGGTGCTCAAGCCCGTGCAGAGGCGCTGCAGAACGGGAAGGCGATTCTTCAGGGTTACCTTGACCCCATCGTGAAGCAGCTCAATCACGACACCAAGGTCAACAGGAACCACCCCAAGAAGAACGACCCCAAGCACCGAGACCTTCGTCATCCGAAGTTTGCCGAGGCTCTTACTCTACTTACGGGTTCCGGATACAGTGAGGAAGATGCCCTCTACGTACTTGCTCATAGCCCATACGTGACGTGGCGTAGGAAGGCTAATGATCTTCTGCATAAGGGCACTGGTGGAGGGACTGCCGTTCCTGGCGGAGGGGTCTAAGTGGCTCTCACAGCCTCACAGCTGGGGACGTATCTTGGTCTAGCGAAGACTAACCCCAAGAGAGCGTATGAGCTTGGTCAGTCTACTGGTAATCTCTATCGCCTGACGGCTGATATTCAGCGTCGCCGTCGACTCGAGATCCTCGCGCAGAGTGCCGTACGTAAGCAGAAGGCGGGCATCACACCTACGGGTGCTGAGCTCGCAGCTGTGGGTGCACTTACTCCCGCTAAGCCGCACACTGGCGGTGGAGGCTTCGGTGGCATTGGTCCGTGGATTGGACGATTCTTCAGTCAAGCTGGCGACTACGCCAAGCATCTACTACCTGGGGTGGCTGAGCTGGGCAAGTCAGCGATCCACGACATCTTCCGATCCTCAGCTGATCCAAGTGGCAAGAGTGAGTTGTGGGAGAACGTAGCAAAGCCTACAGCCCAAGCACTTGCTCACGATGTAACTCATCCTGTTGAGACTATCAAGGAACGGCCCTTCGACGCTTTGCTTGATGCGTTGACTATCGGTAGCGCTGGTGCAGCAGCTGTAGGACGTACGGGATCAGCCCTAGCGAATGCCGGCAAGATTTCGCGTGAGAATCCTGCAGCTCGAATCTACAGGACTGATACCCGTCCTAATCTTGCTATCGAAGGTAAGCAGGGTGGTCTCGAAGTTCCACGCGAGTACTCGAACATTCCTCTGCGTAAGGCCTCACAGATCACACTCGACAAGATCCTCGAGAGGCCTTCGCCGCTACGTGAGGGTGCTAACGTCGGGCGCAACCGTCTGGGTCAGATGAGGATTGAGCATCAGATCAATCGCCAACTCATCGACCGCACACTTGGTGAATCTCGTGCTGCAGCACAGATTCGAGCTACAGGTGCACTGAAGCCTGTGCGTGAAGCGTTGGACAAACTCAATCCCATGGAGCGCATCGCACTCGGCTTCGCTATGCGCGGGGTCAACACCGCTGAGAAGGCTGATCGTCTGGCTGAGTTCTATCGATACAGCGCTCGAGGTGAATCACCTGCTGGACTCAATGTGGCTGAGCATGCTGTGGATCCTGAGTATGCGTCGAGGCATGCTGACGTCCTGAACAAGCCTGAGTTTCATCAGATCCTAGAGAATCCCTCACCTGAGATGCAGGATGCTGCTCGTGTGTGGTCGCTTGAGGTCGAGAAGAACCAGGGTCGTGTGGGTGTAGATCCTGCTACACAAGAAGGAAACCTCAATAGCCTGGCTGAGGCGATCAAGCCCAGTGTGAGAGGTAACCTCGATGAAGGCGCTGAGGGGCCTCTGCTTGATCCCACTCGCCGATTTGAAGAGCCTGAGAACTACCCCATCGAACGCACCTATGTCCCTGATATCGGAGCTGTGGGTTACGAGTTCAAGGAGCCTGGTCGCCTCGCTCGCATGATGCACAATGCTGAGCCGGGCTTTGAGCGCGGTCCACACAGGAGTCTACGTACACAGGCTGCTGAGTCACTGATCGAACGGCCGGGTACTCCTAGCTTCCTCGAGGAATCTGCGAACCAGCTCTTCCTTTCTGGGGCTGCACGCACGGATCCAGGAATCTACTTCAAGCATATTTCAGACCGTGAGAACTACATCGCCAAGATCGAGCAGACTGAGAAGCTGCTTGACGAGGCTACAGCGAAGGCGCCCGATGGCACACCGATGCAGTTCCAGAATCAGGCTGAAGTGACAGCACAGCTTGGTAAGGATTGGGTGTGGATCGACAACGCTTCGCTCAAGCATGTTGCCTCCGAAGAGGCTACTGTGGAGCAGATTGTCAAGAACGCCACAGATGACGTAGATCCCTCTGAGCTTGAAGCCCTCAATCTTGGTGATGAGATTCCTGAAAGCATGGAAGCTGCCATTGCTGAAGGTGCAGCCGAGTCTGCGATCAAGGAACCTTTGCCGGCAACAGGGCGTGCGATCCATCGAAGCTCGTTCGATAGGTTCCAGGAGCATGTGGCCGCGAACGCTGCATCTAAGCATGCGAGCTTGAGACTGTTTGACAAGGCCATGAATAAGTGGCGAGCTTACACACTTGTCTTCATGCCTCGCTGGTGGATCAACACCTTTGTCGGATCCTCAACTCTGAACATTCTCAAGGGGGTCAGTCCTCGAGATTACTACAAGGCACGTGAGATCCGTACGTATCTCGAAGGCGGCGGCAAGTTCGATGAGCTACCGCCTGAGTCCCAGCGCATCCTGGCTCAGGTGAATCTCGGTGGCATCGTTCACACTGAGGCTCTCAATGAAGGCGCACAGGGAGGTGTGCTTGGTCAGGCTCGAATTACCCGTGCAGGCTTCGAGAAGGTCCAGAGCATGGAGGACTTCTTCCGTCGAGGCTCGTTCGTGCAGTCTCTCGACAACGTGGCCAAGCAGCACTTGCGTGAGACTGGTGAAGTCGTGGACTCTTGGAGGAACTACTCACGAGGCGAGATCCCCGATGAAGGCATTGACCCAGCTGTCCAGGCCGAACATGTCAGGAATATCCTGGAAGATCCCGAGCTCCTTCAGAAGGCCCTCGATGATGTGAACAAGTTCTCGTACAGTTTCTCCGAGCTGACGCCCAAGGAACGGCAGTACGTTCGTAGAGCTGTGCCATTCTGGGGCTGGTACAAGTTCGTGACCAAGCTCATGTACCGACTGCCTGTGGAATACCCCGGTCGGGCACAGGCTATTCGTGCGTTGGGACAGGTTGGCATCGAGAACGAATCCGAGATCCCGTACTTGCCTTACTGGGTCAAGGGCGCAATCTTCCTCAACAAAGATCCTAAGAATCTCAAGTACATCTCGACCTTCGGTATCAACCCATTCTCAGACTTCGCCAATCCCGGCGCTGCACAGGGTGGACTGATCGGGTTGCTCGACCCCAGTCAGTTCAACCCCGCTCTGCAGGCCCTTGCAGCCGTGAGCGGTTACGATGTGCTCCGTCAGGGTGCACTTCAGCAGTCGGCCGACACGATGACCGAGCTCGACTATCTGGGACGCGCACGTAACGCTCTCACAGGTGAGCAAGTACCAGGTGCCTCTCGAGGTCAGTTCCGTCGCCTGATCGGAACGCTTGCTCGATCTGTGCCTGGCGTTCGCATCGCTGAGCAGTTCCACACCGGGGGACGACCTGTGTATCCGGAGTCCGTGCCCTTTATCGCCGAGCGACCCATCCCCGTGGGACACCCAGATAAGACGGATCTCGTTACCTTCCTCGGCAGTATCGTTTCAGGTACTCCTCAAACTAGGCGTATCAATGAGAAGGACGAGAAGAGCGCCAGGAAGTACGTGAAGTCTAAGCGGCACAGCAGGCTCAAGCGTGAACGTAAGGCTCTCAAGAAATGAACCTAGATCCAATCATCAGAGCAGCATCTCGTAAGTACGGTATCCCTGAGTCGGTCATCAAGGGCTTGATCCAGGTTGAATCAGGGGGTGATATCACTGCTGTCTCACCGGCACATGCCTTCGGTCTCACCCAGTTCATTCCTAGTACGGCTCGGCAGTATGGGGTCCGTCCTAATGATGCGACATCTCAGATCATGGGTGCCGCTCACTATCTCTCTGATCTTGGCTTCGCTCGCGACCCTCATCTCGCTCTGTCTTCTTACAATGCTGGGCCTGGTAACCCTGGCGCAGCGGGCAATTACGCTGATAAGGTCCTGGGGGCAGCTAAGCGATATGGGGGCGGGGAATCCTTGAATGTCGCAGGGGGAGCGCGCATATCGTCCCAGGGAACGTCTGGGACAGCTGCCCCTCAACGCCCCAATCTGTTCGCTGCGCTCGAACGCTTGACGGGCATGACTAACCCGGGTTCCACAGCTGAGCGCAACTACGGCTTGCTAGCCAAGATCTTCGATTCCAAACAGGCGGCTGCTGCTCCAACACCGAGCTCGGGTGGGGGCCTGTTGGGTGCAGTAGCCGCCTCCAATCCTCTAGGTTCTCATGGGGGTCGACTTGATGAGATCGTCAGTGAACTAGCCAAGCGTTTCGGCTTGACTGTGACAAGCGGACGTAGATCCGCTGCTGACAACCAGCGTGTGGGTGGTTCACCCACTTCGCTTCATCTGTCTGACCGTGCTCGAGACCTAGGGGGTACGCCTGAGAATCTTCGCAAGGCAGCTGAATACGCAGCATCTCATTACGGCTCGAACCTAGGCGAGCTGTTCTACGACCCTCTCGGATACTATGTGAAGAAGGGTAAGCGGGTCGCAGGGTCTATCGGGGGGCACGGTGACCACCTACATATTGGGATCTACTAGGAAAAATGAGACGTGAAACTTCGTCCAGATACGAAGGATGCTTTGATGTTTTGCTCAGGACTGATGGGCTTCTTCTCTCAAATTGCTGTGCAGTTCTTGGGAGGGGATCCATCTTGGCCAGTTCTGGTGACGGCGGTAGGTCTATGCGGGATCCCGGTGGGAGCCGCGGTGCAACAGAGCCGAAAAGACCACCAAGAACACCACCCCAAAAGAAGGGCATCAGACGAGTGATAGAACTGTGCAGGGAATCCATTCATGAGCTACCAGTGCCCTGGACTATTGCTGGGGTTACTTGGACTCTAGTTGCAGCATTGCAACTAATCATCAGTCACTGAGGAGAGTAGTGAATGCCGTACACAGGCAGTGAACTCAAGGGAAAGCTGGGAAAGTTCATCCCTGTATATGTAGCCGTGTTGTCTAGTCTAGTGCTAGCAATTGTGGCTCTCACTTATGCAGGGAATACAGATGCAAACCTGAAAGCTCTAAAACGAGATAGAGTTCTTCGTACCGAGCTATCTTCTAAGTTCAATAAAAACCTATGTGCCCAGATCAAGGAGCTGCGTTCGGATATCCGAGCTACCCTCGCACAGTTCCACGTACCGCCTGGTCGGTTCGCTGACAAACCTTGTAAACCTCCTAGCCCGGTGAGGTAGATATGGCGAAGAAGAAGGAACATCTCTCCAATCGAGGCAAGACTCTTAGGTGGCTCACTGAGCATCGCTACCAGACTGAGCAGCCGCCTGGTAGTAACTCCGATAACCGCAAGGACGGAATCAAGGCTGCACAGATCCGCTGTGCTGGCGGAAGCACCTGGCTTGTGGGTAAGCCGTGGTGTGGGGTGTGGGTGTTCAATGCCCTACGTGCAGGGGGTGTCAAGGGGATCTCGTCTCGACAGGCCTCTGTGGCGCTGATCGAGGACGACGCCCGTGCCAAGCGTGCACCGTACGGTCGAGGCTGGACTCGCGATCACAGGAAGGTTCTTCGTGGCGATAGCGTCGTGCTCTTCGGTCGAGGTGTCCACGTCGAGACTGTGCGGAAGGTGTATCCTCGCCTGGGTATCATTCGTACGGAAGGTGGTAACACGAGCTCTGGTACGTCAGGAAGCCAGAGCAATGGTGGGGGCTCATTCCCCCGTCGCCGCAGGTTGAGCGAGGTGCACGGCTTCGCTCTCGTCGACTTTCCCGGTTAGGAGTTTCTAATGCAGATTGGTCTTTCACCTAAAGTCTTCGCTGCAGCTGTCGTTGGTGTGGTGGGGTGGGTTCTTACCTACTTCGCTATCCCCTTCGACCCCAAGCTAGAGCAGGCACTAACTACTCTAGCCATGGCCGTTGCAGCGTGGTACGCGAACCCTGGTGTCGTTGACACAAATCCCAAGCAGCATGAGTCCAGCGATGAGTTGCTGGGCGATGACGTGCTGACTGTGATTGAGAAGGGCGCGTAGTAAGGCTCACGCAATAGCGTGGCGAAACGCAAGAGGAGGATCTTTGTATCCGAGTCCCATGTCTAGCCGCGCTCGTCGCGGTGTGTATGCTGGTCCCGTCTGTGGCTCAGGCGGGGTGCAACTCAGATACCTGCCGCGAGCGAGTCGCCCGTAAGCAGTGCTCACAGAAAGACCCTAGAGCTTGTATCCGTAGGGCAATCTACACCTACGAGCTCAACAAGAGTCAGGCCGCGTGGATGATGCGCGTGGCTCGCTGTGAGTCGGGGTACAACCCGTATGCAGAGAACGGTCCGTGCAAGGGGTTGTTCCAGTTCCATGTTGGTACGTGGGCTGGAACTCCCTACGGACGGTACTCTGTGTACTCAGCGAAGTGGAACGCACTCGCAGCCGCCTGGATGGTAAGACGTGGGCGGCAAGTCGAGTGGTCGTGTAAGTAACTATTGCAGACGCGGAGGGAGGTTTCTTACGAGGGACCTCCTCTCCGCATCTGTCAATATTCCCAGCGTGTGCGTGGGCCAAACCCGTGCAGTTTTCAGGAGAGATTCTGTACGGGCACGCCCCATGCGCGGGACACGTTCGATGACCCTGTGAATGGGGACGTTCGCTAGAGCGTCTGGGGGACGTTCTAGGATCTCACGCAGTGTTACGTCACCCGTTTCAAGGGCGCGCAACAGCTCAGCCTTAGCGGCTCGCTGGGATCTCGCGTCGTCAATACTCATCTAGAGCTGTGCGGACGACGTCGAGGGCTTCCTCGACAGACGTGACCACAGAGGTGATCGCGCCGGCATTGTCGAGCTTCTTGAGAGTGAGGGCCTGAAGCCGGGTCAGAGTCCTTTCCTTCCCGGGCTTCTTGACCTCGAGGCCGACGAAGATGCCTTCACAGCAGGCAATCACGTCGGGCAGTCCTGCTGACTGGTAAGCCCCACCATGGATCTTCGTCGCCCAGTAGCCCTGTGAGCGTAGAGCGTGGATGATCTTCTTGGTGATATCGGCTTCAGTCATTAGTCAGGCAAGACACCAGCCGCCATGAGAGCGACGAGGGTAGCGGTGATCCACAGAACCACACGGTCGATATCGGACATGAGACGTAACCTCCTCGATAGATGGTTACGAGTAATGATCCCATCCCTGAGGGTATCGGCTCGAAGTCCCTCAGAGACGAAGTCAGGGATCTTAGAGGTCGTCATCGAGGTCCATCTCCTCAAGGTCCTCGTCGTCATCCTCCGTGTCGTCATCGTCGTCCGTGTCCTCATCATCCTCGTCATCCTCATCGAGCTCGGAACCGTCGAGATCCTCGAGCGTGATGAACTCAGAGATCTTGGAACGGATCTTACCCTCGTACTCCTCGCCGTCAACGATGGTCGCTCCGACCTCCTGGCCAACGTACTTCTGAATGTCGAGGTTGACAGCCTTCTTGGGCACTTTCACGCCCATCGCCGTGAGCAGCTGATGCAGCCGCCACAGACTCTTGTCCGTGAGGACTGTGCGGTCGTAGATCTTCTTGCCCTTGTAGGGCTTCTCCTGGAACTCGAACGTCCAGGTGATCATCGGGTTGCCCGACGACTTCGACTCGCCGTACTCGGCCTTCACAGCCTTGAGCCTGTAGTCACCCTCCCTGACGCGGACTGCACCGCCCCCGCCTTCCTGCATCTTCGAGAAGTCGACCTTGATCTTATTGGCCTTAGCCATCTGCATCCTCCGTAGTTGCTGCGTCGATGATCTTTTCCATAGTGGGTTGTGTCAGGATCCTGCCCAGATTGCCTGTGCGGTCCTTAGTCGTGTACTCGTCGTGGGGCCCTACAAGCAACCTAGTCTCCCAGGCCTTGACCTCCTTCTTGGTACGCTTGTTCACCTGCCTGACCTGTGCTTGATAGATCCGACCGATAATGTCTACTGAGCCACACGCAACGGCCCGTATGGAAGCAGAGAGGTCAGGAGTGTGCTCCTGATTACCATCATCGTCTCCAACAAGTCGTTCCTGTGCGGTGAACACCACATGCATGGGTAGGTTACGGTAGTTGAGGAGGAGGGGCTTGATGAGCTCGGACATCTTGCCCCAATCCCGCTGAGCGGGCATCGCCGGGTCACGGTTAGGATCACGATCCACCCCCTCTTTCAGCACATGCTTCATGCACAGATTCTGTAGCCCTGTGAGTGTGTCGAGAACTACAGTCTCGTACTGGTGGTCGCCTTCGTGCAAGAACCAGAACAGGTACGTGAGATCCTCCCACTTGGCGACGTGAAAGACCTTGACACCCGGATAGTTGCGGACAGACTTGGTCCCCTTCTCGTTGATATCGACCACGAGCGGGGCTGGGCCCGATGCTGCAAGCCGAGTCTTACCAGCTCCGTTCCGACCGTAGACAAGAAGCTTGACATAGGGCTCTGCTTCACGCACGGACACGATTCGTTTCCTGACTTGCTCAATTCGCTTCTCCCTGTTAGCTACCCTAGCCATCCTTCTTCCTCCGCTGGAAGTTCATCTTGATCATTGGCTCGATATCGCCTCCGTGTAGTTGTGTGATGCACAGGTCCTTGTACTCGCAATCCCAGCTGCATGCCCCCTGGATGAACGTGCGAGGAAAGTGTCCTGTATCTGTGGCGTTGGTGATCTCGTCAGCGGTCCAGCCCAGTTCGCGCATAGCCTGAATCAGCACAGGCTTGTCCTTGGGAATCATCGTGCGACGGAAGAACGAGTCCTTCTGCTTGACTGCGATGTGGTTGAGGATCTTGGTGTAGTCTTGAGGGTCAAGACCATGACGCTTGATCTCAGCCATGTAAGTCGAAACGTCTGTGTCGATGTTCATCCGCTGAGTCAGGCCCCCAGACTTGAGACGTTCGGGAATCGTCGGGGGCTTAGTGCGGATCTCGTTGTAGACGACACCGGCAAGGGGCTTGTAGCCCATCTTCTGCAGTGCCCAGTAATACAGCGTGAGCTGTGGATCGAGCAGCATGCTGTCGCTGTCGCTGAAGTTCTTACGGGTCTTGTGGTCCCACGCCCACAGCCTACCCTTGCTGTCTTCCACGATGAGGTCGATGATCACATTGAGATCTACGCCATTAGGCATGGTCACGATCTCATCAAGCTCGGAATCCACGACTGTGAGGTCTGAGTCCTCGTAGTGGTACCGAGCGAAGTAGGCGCGCATGATGCGGAGAATCTCTTGGGGCAAATCGCCCAGGTGCTCGCGCTGTTCCTCGAAGAGGCTGTAGAACTGGTTGGTGAGCTTCTTGTGATGAGCCTTCCAGTCATCACCGTCATAGTACTTCTCGAGGAGCTCATGAATCCACGACCCTCGTTCGAGTGCTACGCCCTTCTGCTTCGGCTCAAGCTTCTCTACGTACTTGAACTCGTACTTCTTGGGACATCTACGCCATGTCTTGGCTTTGGAATTGCTCAGTCTCATGTGTATCCCCAACTTGCAGTTACTGATGAATTATACAACCTCAGTTCCTTCCCCCCAGTGCTGTCCGACCTTGATATCCACCCTGATTGGGACGGTCACGTCCGCTCCGAATCGCTTCTTGACCAACTGCGTGTCCTCCATCGTTCGGCGAATCTGCGGAACCACGTCATCCAGGGCCTCGTCGCGTACTTCGAATAGGATGGCGTCGTGGACGGTGCCCACAATCCGTGCTTGTCGAGGGTCCAAATCATTGTGTAGCTGCAAGAGGGACACGAGCATGAGATCTGAAGCGAATGACTGTACGGGGGAATTGATAGCTTGCCGTTCCGACTCAGCCCTAACAGCTTTGTCTTGTGACTGCACATCGGGCAAATGGCGTATACGTCCGATAGGAGAGTGAACTCTACCGTACCTGACTGCGAGTCGACGTTGGCGCTCATGCCAAGGTCGGAGAGCGGGGTATGTTTCGAAGAACCTAGCTCGGACTTTTTCCGCTTCGGCAAGGGATACCTCCACATCGTAGTTGTCTCGCGCGTAGATCGTGAACTTCTCAGCTCCCATGCCATAGAGGAACCCGAAGTTGACCGCCTTAGCCTTCTTGCGTTCCTCGGGTGTTATGTCCTCTGGCGCTTTGCCAGTGACTTGGCAAGCTGTGAGGAGGTGAATGTCTTCACCCATAGAAAAGGAGCGTAGCATTCGGGATTCCTGACTGAGCATCGCAGCAACTCGGAGCTCGACTTGTGAATAGTCAGCCTCCACGAACTTCCAGCCGGGAGGCGCACCCAGAATCGAACGGATGAACCTGTCGCGAGGCACTTGCTGTAGGTTAGGATCAGCTGAGCTAAGGCGTCCGGTAACCGTCCCGAAAAGTTTGTATGTAGTATGAAGTCGGTCATTGCGATCCTTCTGCATTAGCCATGGTGTGAGGTATGTGTTCTGGTACTTCGTCCACTTGCGGTACTTCAACAGCAACGCCGGCGCAGGATGCAGCTTCGCGAGCTGAAGCAGGACGGACTCCTTAGTCGATGGTGCACCTTTAGGAGTCTCCTCGATGATTGGTAGCTCAAGATCGTTGAAGAACCAATCGGCAAGCTGTGCGGGTGAGTTGAAGTTGATCTGTCCCTTCTTGCCGTGAGGCAGGTACTTCGTCATGCGGTATCGGATCTGCTGCAGCACACGACCCGAGTGTGCAATGCGCTTGCTCAGTCTTCGGTTATCTACCCACAAGCCGCCGCGTTCAATCTGGGTCAGCGCGTTGCTCGCCGGCATCATGAGCTTGACGAACACCCGAGCTGTGCGGACTTCACTCTTGAGTTGCTCCTTGAAGAGGTGATACAACCTGAGTGTGTAATCACAGTCCTTGCCGTTGTAGATGCACAGCTTCTTCATGTCCATGTAGTAGGCGTTGCCCAGCTCATCGCCTACGTCATACGCATCCACACCAAGCAGAACCTGTGACAACGGCTTGAGCCCCTTGCTGCGATTCTCATCCAGCATGTGTGCAGCGAGCATGGTGTCGAAGGTCTGTGGAACGAACACCCCCTTCGCTGCCAACCATCTGCAGTCGAACTTGCCGTTGTGGGCTACGTACTTCTTGTCAGGATCCTCGAGGTAGGGCTTCAACTTCTTGAGCACCTTGTACGGCTCAGCCCATGGCGTGGTCTCATGGTCAAGCGGTACGACTACAGCTGTGCCCACTTCCCAGCTGAAGCCGATGCTCACGATCTTGGAATAGTCGCCGTGCCATTCCTGTAGACCGTTGTGGTGGTGGTACGTCTCAATGTCGTAGGCGATTACGTCTGCCTGTCGGAGTCGGCTGCAGAGCCACTTGAGCTGTGAAGGTGTCCGAATGATGCGGACCCGTGTAGGTGAAGTCGGCGCTTCGTTGGAGACGAGTCGGGCAAATCGTTGGAGATCAGCCTCGAACTCAGTCCCAAGGCGAGGGTTACGTAGAATCGCGGCAGGGTGATACGTAGCGAATACAGTCGGAGTCTTCCCGAAAGTAGATCCTCTGTGCTTCGTGATACCCGAACGCCCGGTGATTCCTCTGAGTGCTGAGTTACCGAGAAGGAGAATGAAATCCGGTGAAACCTCTTCGATCTCTTGGAGGAGGTAGTTACTGACACAGGTCTTGATCTCCGAACGCTCGGGGGTACGGTTATCCGGTGGCCTACACTTGGCGACGTTGGTGATGTAGCACTTCTTGGGATTGATGCCCACCCTAGTGAGCGTCTGTCTAAGAAGCTTTCCAGCCGGCCCGACAAACGCGGCATGCTCTTCATCCTCTCTCTGTCCCGGCGCTTCGCCGATGATCATGACCTTCGCAGATAGCGGACCGCTCCCCATCAAACACCTGTACTCGGCTTCCTCATGGAGCGGGCACAGGGTGCAATCAGGGTTGCGGATTTTGTCACGTACGTCCATACCCTGTGACCTTCACAGTGTTGCCGTAAGCCTTCGATGCGCGGAAGAGATCCTCCCAGTTGATCTCGAGCAGGATCGACTCGTTCTTGCCCTCGCCTTCCTTCTTGGTCAGGAAGAACCTGATGCCTAGTGTGAGGGGTTCTGCTCGGATAGTTGAAGTCAGAGCGTTCGCTTCGGGTGTACGGATCTCAATGTCGTCTTCGTCAGTCATGCCACACAACCTCCAAACCTGCGTCGTCGAGTAGTTGAATACCGTGATTGATGCGATAGGGAGTTTCGTAGTGCACCACGATGATCCCTGCGCTGATCAGGAGTCTTGCACAGTTCAAACAGGGTGCGTGTGTGCAGTACAACGTTGAGTCGAGTGTAGAGACTCCTGAGCGTGCTGCCCATGCAATGGCATTTGCCTCCGCGTGGACAGCTCGTTCACAGCCTG